ACATCTCTAATGCAGGAGACAGAGTTGTTTTAGAGAAAGCCGAAGCAAGGGAAATATACCGAACTTGGCAATCAAACAGAGATAACGATTTTGTTCGTGCCAGGCTTGAGCGTTGCGAAAAGGTCTATGGATCAGGAGCAAGAGATCGAGTCAGGTTTTATATGCGTCAAATGAAAGAAGGACAAATTGAATGAGTTGGCTTTATTCGCAGGTGCTGGTGGAGGCATTCTTGGAGGACACCTCCTTGGATGGAGAACAGTCTGTGCAGTCGAGTGGGAGCAGTACCCCGCAAGCGTACTGTGCGCCAGACAAAATGATGGGCTTCTCCCGCCTTTCCCGATTTGGGATGACGTTCAAACCTTTGACGGAAAGCCGTGGAGAGGAATTGTTGACGTTGTATCGGGAGGGTTTCCATGCCAAGACATCTCTATCGCAGGAAACGGAGATGGACTTGAAGGAGAGCGCAGCGGAATGTGGCGAGAAATGGCGAGGATCATTCACGAAGTACGACCCCGATATGTCTTTGTGGAGAACTCACCAATGCTCACTTCTAGGGGACTTGGAGGCGTTCTCGGAGACTTGGCCTCAATGGGGTTTAATGCGAAATGGGGAGTGTTGGGAGCAAACGACATTGGTGCAAACCACCAAAGGCAAAGGATATGGATCAGAGCAGAAATGGCCTACTCCAAACGCATGGGATGGAAAACGAGGCCCGATGAGCAAGGAATTGATGGAGACAGGAAAACATCAAGTCAGTTTGGTAACTGCAGTCAAACACAACCCGACCAGGTGGGGAACACCAAAAGCACAGGATTCACGCCATGCCTTGAGGGACAGAGGCAAGGGGAATCTTGGAGAGCAAGTATCGGGAATTCACAATGGTGGGAAATTGAACCCCCTGTGGACAGAGTGGCTGATGGGATGGTGGATCGGGTGGACAGACTTAAAGCCATTGGTAATGGACAAGTCCCCTTGTGTGCAGCTACCGCATGGAGAATCCTAAAATGACCTTTATGGTAACTTTTAAAGTAGACGCTAACCCTGTTGGCAAACAAAGGGCTAGATACGTCAAGAGGGGAAACTTTGTGCAAACTTACACCCCTGAGAAGACAAGAACCTATGAGACTTTAATCAAAGATGCTGCAATCGAGGCAATGGGTAGCTCAGAGCCACTAGAAACCCCTGTGAGCCTTTATTTGTACATCAGAGTACCAATCCCTAGGTCATGCACTAAAAAACGTCTAGAAGCCATTTCTAATGGGTCAGAGAAGCCAACAAAGAAGCCTGACGCAAGCAATATCCTTAAGAGCGTAGAAGATGGCATGAACGGGGTTGTCTACCATGACGACTCGCAGATCATAAACATCCATGTAACCAAGGTTTATTCGAGTCTGCCAGGTGTTGATATTTGCGTTAAGGAGTGTTTGGAATGAGAAACCCGTTTGAGATTACCGAACCCACTTGCATCAGTTTTTCTGGTGGCAGGACTTCTGCTTATATGCTCTACCGAGTGCTACAGGCTCACCACATGAGCCTACCAAATGAAGCAAAGGTGATATTTGCCAATACTGGCAAGGAAGAAGAAGCTACCCTTAAGTTTGTAGATGAATGCTCTAAGCGCTGGAATGTTCCAATTTCTTGGCTGGAGTACATAGAAGTTGATGGTGAACACTCTTTTAAACAAGTTGATTACCAAACTGCCAGCAGAAATGGTGAGCCTTTCGAGCAAATCATTAAGCACTTTGACAATGCATTGCCAAACGGAAGGGCTAGATACTGTTCCGCAAATCTAAAAACTAGGACTTTTCACAGGTATTTAAGGTCTATTGGCTGGAAAGAGTGGGAGTCATTTATTGGGATTCGTGCTGATGAACCTAAACGAGTAGTCAAATTTAGGGCAAATCCTAATCCAGAGGGTGGGCATGAGACTGTATTTTTGCCATTGGCACAAGCCAACATTTCATCTAAGGATGTGAGCGATTTCTGGAAACAACAAGATTTCGATTTAGGCCTGCCAAATATCAATGGAAAAACCATGCATGGGAATTGTGATTTATGCATGTTGAAACCAAAAGCACAGATTCTTAGCCTTATTCAAGAAAAGCCAGAGAGAGCATTGTGGTGGATAAAACAAGAGGAAGAAGCATTCAAAAGATGCCCTGGCGATGGGAAATTCTTTGCCATTGACAGACCAACTTATGCACAAATGTACAAATACGCTGCAGAACAAACTGACATGTTTGATCAAAACGAGGAAGCAATTTCATGTTTTTGCGGAGATTAAGGGTTTATCCCTATTCCAAACCATAAACAATTTGATAATATTTAATTTTTAAACAGGAGTTAATGATGAATACATGGGAATTTGATACCACTGTGGGTGCGGGTAGCGAAGTCGTAACAGTCGTTTACGAATATGAAAACGATGGAGAAACAACCTATAACGAAAACATCAAAGAGGTTTGGTTTGAGGGTAGAAACGTCATAGGGCTATTCTCTGATGAACAATTCAAAGAATTAGACATTGAGGCAGCCATGCGGTTTCAGAATCATAAACTGAACTATAAGCAGGAGGATGTATGACCATAGAAGGCATTATCCGCATGGCAAAACAGGCAGGGTTTGCTGATGAAGAAGTTGATACTTGTCAACAGATATTGATGCACTTTGCCAAACTGGTAGCAGAGCATGAACGCAATGAAATAATCGAAATTTTGGATGCTTCAACTGGCTATGTCCACATGGATGCCATAAGGGAAAGAACATGATTGAACAAAAGAAAGACGCACCAGGCAATCCGCCTTATTGGGTATGCACTAACTGCAAATGGGCTTTTCAGGCTTTGCAAGAGGCTAACGAGCATGGTAGGCGTTGTGGTAGAGATGAACCAGCACCAACCTATCGACACTATGAAAGGTAAAAATGACAGATATTGAATTGATTTACCAAGCAAATAGCGCAGATATAGAAGCTCTTGAAGATGCTAGATACACATTATCTGCAATACAAAAAACAGACTCAGCCTACGATGAAATGATTAACGAATCAATAAGGTTAATAGATAAAGCATTAAGTATTAACTTTATTCCTGTGGTTGAGAGATTACTTAATGTGAGTGACCCAGAATGAACGAGCCAACTAAAGCTATTCAATACATTATCGACACAGCACCACTTTATGCCAAAGCCAAGGCCGACCGCATCTACCTTGAAGAGTTCAGGAAATCAAGAAAAGCTCAACTCATGGCAAACGCAGGCACGGAAGTACTTGGAAAGCAGGAAACCTATGCCTATGCTCATGCTGACTACATTCAAATTTTAGAAGGTATCAGGGAAGCTGTGGAAAGGGAAGAGCGTTACCGCTGGCTTATGACAGCAGCGCAAGCCAGAATTGAAGTCTGGCGCACCGAACAGTACTCTGCCCGCATGGAAATTAAAGCCACCCAATAATGCAATCAAAAAACAAACCAAAACCCACCGCAGGGGAAAGGCTGCACATTGGCAAAATTAAGCTCATGTCATGCATTATTTGCGATTCACCACCACCGAGCGAATGCCATGAAATAAACCAGGGGCAATGGTTTACATCAATGCCACTATGCGCAGATTGCCATCGTGGAAGCTTAAACGGGATACATGGGCAGCGCAGATTATGGAACGTCTACAAAATGGACGAATTGTCAGCATTGAATGAGACGATCCGCAGAATATGCGAAGAGATACCCCTAAAAAGCATTAAAAGCCCGTTCTAGGCGCTTTTCCTACCTAATGCATAGCAGGGTAGCATAAAGCAAAAAAAGCCCGTAAAGGCGCAGATTTTAGACAACAAAAAACCCACCGAAGTGGGCTGTAGGTTTAGCGTTTACCGCTTAATATCCGCAGAATTAAGGCTGCAATGGCATATATCATTTAAGCCCCTTAAATTTGCTTTAACTTGATAACCCGAGCCATTTTCAGCCCATGCGCAGGGTATGCAATCAATGGCACATCTTTAGCCCAGCAAGCTCTGCAGCCGTTACAGTTACCCCCATGCAAATAAGCTTCGCATAATTTAACCCCATCTCGAGCCTGGAAGGTTGAAACATCTGGCCCAATAACCGATCCATGCAAACCCTCGATATATTCCCCTTGAATAGAATCACTGGAAAATCTAACCTTTACATTGGGCAAAGCTTCCATTTGTGCGAAAACATGGGCAAATTTAGGGAATTTGTGCATTCTGGTGGGCAGCCAATGGTTAACCCATGGGGTTTGGATCATAACTTCTAGGATTTTCTCAGCCAGCCCGAGAGTGTAAACATCACCAGAATCAAACCAGCGAAAATAGCGATCAGAATCAAGCTCTGCCACCATATCAGACACCCAATCTAAGCGCTGCCAATCTTCCCGATTAGACAATCTGGGCGCTTTCACATTGGGGTAATTGTAATTTCCCGTAGTGGCATAGCAGCCCTTGCAAGCATCAACCAATTCACCTGGCGCAGCCCATGAGCCTGGGCAGGTATCAAGGGCTTGCAAGCTCCAAGAGCGGGCATTTAATTTTGAGGTTTGAGAGATTTTGATCATTATTGACACCTATTAAAAAAGATTGATTTAAGATTCTATAAATAAACGTTCTTCATATATCGCAGGGTATTCTGTGCGAACGTATTCTGCAGCTTCCACCATCGCTTCATTGATATCAGAGCTTAGATCGAGCATGTAATCCCCTTGATCCAATAATCGGATAGAACCATCGGTTAAAAGCTCAACAACAACAAAACCATCGCCATCGCAGCAATAAGAGCCAATAGTGGGAATTTCATCGTAATTTGAGCCAGGGTAAAAATCCCACCTGTCAAACTCTTTTGAGACAAAAAATTCTGAGGGTTTGCTGGCTTTCTGGGTTGAACCCAAAACATAGCAGCGCCCATTTGTATGCTCTTCCACCCGTTCACCTGTTACGATGTTTACATACATGTACAGGGTATTTGTAAAATGATGGGGTTTTTGAACCCAAGTGATAGTTTTCATGTTGACACCTATAAAAAGAAAATTATTTAACCAAAACATCGAAGTAATGCAAAGCCCCAATGCAAAGAATCAGGCCAATTGCAATAGCTGCCAGATAGTCTAAAAACCCGTTTTTCATGTTAACACCTATTTTGTAAGTTGATAAAAGAGAGGAAAATCTTACCCTCTCATATATATAGCAGGGAAGAATCGTGCCAGTTGCTGTAAGTTGTTGATTTATAACACCACTCCAAAACCCTATCAGTATTTACCCTTAGAATTAAAGTATGCAATAATTAAATAAATCAATTTTTTGGAATAAAAATGCCAGGCAGATATCCGCAGATTGACACAATCCAATTCCGCAGGAAATTAGACAGCCCGAAGCGCAACATCTTATTGGCTGCGGGAAAGGGGAACATAACGAAGGGGTTTGAAAACATCTTAGCCATCTACCAGCATCTTCATTCGATAGGGTATAGGGTAGATAACCCCCTGGAGCAAATTGCATTGGTTACGATTGAATCTGCGGGTAAACAAACAGCCCCAACTTAGATGAACCAGTAAGGGATAACATAAGGGAATCAGTAAGAGAGAGTAAACGCGAATAGTTCTCAATTAGATCAAGTAACCCTGAAAAGGTGCATCGCCTACTCTCACTGCATGAAACGTTAATGAGAATCATTCGCATTTAGACCACTGTATGCCTGGCCAGTACTGTATAAAAAGACATGAGGGTAAACCCTAGGTGTAGAGATGTATGGGGGGGAGGGGGTAGCGTCTGTGTGTAGATATTTGTGGTGCACCCTACCCTCAGAAAAAGCTAAAATGAACTAATCCATTCCAAGGAGGACAAAATGGAAAAAAGAGGAAGAGGGAGACCAAAGGGGAGTGTCAAGATGACCATACAGAGGTTTGCTGACAATCCACCCCTTGTACTACCTAAGACAGACCATCAACGTCTTAAGGAGCTTAAGGAGCTGATGATTAGGAGTGGGGGTAAGGATGTGGCTCAGAAGGTTATTGAGATAGCCCTTAATGATGAGCATCCCCATCAATTGGTAGCTTTAAAGATGTGTCTTGATAGGACTCTTCCTGTTTCTTTGTTTGAAAAGGATAAGTCTCAGAGAAGTGCCGTAACCATCAATATCACTGGTTTGGGACAAGAGCCGACAATCATTGACACTGAACCTGAAGATGTAGAGGCTAAATATGGCTGATCTGAACTTTTCCCTTCTGCCGTGGCAACAGCAAGTTTTTGCCGATAAAACAAGGTTCAAGGTTGTGGCTGCTGGGCGTAGGTGCGGTAAGAGTCGTATGGCGGCAGTTACCTTGCTGATTGAAGGACTAAAGTGTCCACAAGGCTCTGCGGTTCTCTATGTGAGTCCCACTATGGGACAATCAAGACAGATTATCTGGGACTTATTGCTAGACCTTGGTAGAGAGGTTATTCAGAGCAGTCACGTCAATAACCTAGACATTACCCTGATAAACGGGGCTAGGATATACGTTCGTGGTGCGGATAGACCTGATACCCTTCGTGGCGTTAGCTTGACCTATGCCGTTCTCGATGAGGTTGCCGACATCAAGCCCGAGGCATGGGAACAAGTCATTCGTGCCAGTTTGTCTGATAAACGGGGGAGAGCACTCTTTATCGGCACTCCAAAGGGTAGAAATTGGTTCTACGATACCTTCAAACTAGGTGAGTCAGAGGATGACCCTGATTGGAAGAGTTGGCACTTCACCACTGCTGATAACCCCTTGATTGACCAAGCAGAGATAGATTCCGCTAAAAAGACCCTGAGTTCCTTCGCTTTTAAGCAAGAGTTTATGGCCTCTTTTACCAATGCGGGATCGGACATCTTCAAAGAAGAGTGGATCAAATACGGGGTAAAACCTGAACATGGAAGCTATTACATCGCTGTTGACCTTGCAGGATTCGAGGAAGTTGCCAAACAAGCAGCCAACTCTAAGAAGCGTCTGGACGAGTCTGCTATCTCAATCGTTAAGGTTACAGACGATGGGAAGTGGTTTGTTGAGAAGATTGAACACGGACGTTGGGACATCCGAGAGACCGCCTCTAAAATACTGATAGCTATTCGGGACTACCGCCCCCTTAGTGTGGGGATAGAGAGGGGGGCGTTAAAGAACGCTGTTTTGCCCTATCTTTCCGATTTGATGCGTAAGAACAACACCTATGCCCACATCATAGATTTGACCCACGGGAATAGAAAAAAAGCAGACAGAATCATCTGGGCTTTACAAGGTAGGTTCGAGCATGGCAGAATTGTGTTAAATTCGGAAGAAGATTGGGATGAGTTTGTAGACCAGTTAATCCTGTTCCCTGCTCAAGGAGTCCATGATGACTTGCCTGACTCCCTCAGTTACATTGACCAACTGGCTGTTACATCTTATATGGAAGAAGATGACAGCGAGGAATGGCAACCAGTAGATATTATTTCAGGAGTATAAAAATGGGTAAACGTATTGACTATGTAACTGAAAAGTTCAAAACTGCTGACACTCTTAGCGGGATGTATAGCGGTGGTGGTGCACCTGAGAATATAAAGCAGGGCTATCAGAAAGCATATAAAGAAGCTTTTGATGCTCAATCTGCTGCTGAAAAGGTAGGTGCTGGTCGTGGAATGGTTAATCCTCCATTGGCAAATAGCCGTGAGCAATACGAGAATGAGCGTGAGGCTGGTGATCCAAATGCCCTAAGACTCTCTTTTGCCGAGTGGAAAAAACTTTAAAGGTCAATCATGGAATTCCAAGAACCTAGCGACTCAGACAAAGAGATAGTTAACTTTGTTGTCAACCATTGTGACAGGTGGAGGGATTGGAGAGATGTCAATTGCCTTGATGATTGGCTAGAGTATGAACGCATCTTCAATGGCGAGTGGGATGCCCAAGACAAAACCCGTGAGTCTGAGCGTAGCCGTATCGTTACCCCCGCTACCCAACAAGCCGTAGAGACACGCCATGCCGAAATCATGGAAGCCATCTTTGGTCAGGGTGAGTTCTTTGACATTCAAGACGATATTCGTGATGTGAATGGTAGTCCCCTAGATGTTGCCGCCATCAAAGCACAACTGATGGAAGACTTCAAAGTCGATAAGATTCGCAAGTCTATTGACCAGATTGAGCTGTTAGCTGAACTGTATGGTACGGGTATCGGTGAGATTGTTGTCAAAACAGAGAAAGTCTATGTTCCCTCTACTCAGGCAATACCTGGTCAAGTCGGACAAGCCGCTATTGGAGTGGTAGAACAAGACCGCATTGCAGTCAAGATTGTTCCTGTAAACCCCCGTAACTTCTTGTTTGACCCCAATGGAACATCTATTGATGACTGTATGGGTGTGGCTATTGAGAAGTATGTCTCTATCCACAAGATCGTTAAAGGTCAAGAAGAAGGCATCTACCGCAAGGTAAAGGTCGGTACTGACTCGATGGATACGGACTTAGAGCCTACCCAAGAAGTTACTCAGTACGAAGACGATAAAGTTAAACTTCTTACTTACTATGGTTTAGTTCCTAGAGAGTATCTTGAGCAACTAGAAAACGAAGAAGATGGCGAAGCAGAAGACTTATTCCCTGAAGACAGTATTCAGGATGAGTATTCCGATATGGTCGAGGCTATTGTCGTTATCGCCAATGATGGTGTTCTTCTGAAGGCAGAAAAGAACCCATACATGATGAAAGACCGCCCAATCCTTGCTTATCAGGACGATACAGTCCCTAATCGCTTGTTGGGTCGTGGCACTGTTGAGAAGGCTTACAACTCACAAAAAGCCATAGATGCCCAAGTTCGTTCACACTTAGATTCACTAGCTCTCACAACTAGCCCAATGATGGCTATGGATGCTACCCGTTTACCACGGGGTGCTAAGTTTGAAGTTAAGCCAGGTAAGGCTATCCTGACAAACGGCAATCCCAATGAGATTCTGTTCCCGTTCAAGTTTGGCAATACTGATGGTTCTAACCTGACAACTGCCAAAGAGTTTGAACGTATGCTTTTGATGGCAACAGGCACTTTAGACTCTCAGGGAATGGTTACTGCTGTCTCCAGAGATGCTGGTCAGGGTGGTATTTCGATGGCTACTGCCTCGATTATCAAGAAATACAAGCGTACCTTGGTGAACTTCCAAGAGGATTTCATGATCCCCTTCATCACCAAAGCCGCCTACCGCTATATGCAGTTCGATCCCGAGCGTTATCCTACTGTGGACATGAAGTTCATTCCGACGGCAGCACTCGGTATTATTGCTAGAGAGCATGAGCAACAACAGTTCATTGCGCTTTTGCAGACTCTTGGCCCTAATACACCTGTTTTGCCTATCATTTTGAAGGGCATCATGGCTAATTCTTCTCTGTCAAACAGATTTGAATTGATTGAAATGCTAGACAAGATGGCTACTGCTGATCCACAGGCTCAACAAATGGCTCAAATGCAACAAGAATTGGCTATGCAAATGGCTCAAGCACAGATTGCTGTCCAAACTACGCAAGCAGAGCAGAATAAGGCTGAAGCGCAAAAGTTATTGACTGAAGCGCAATTGATGCCTATTGAGTTGCAAGCAAAAAGTATGGCGGCTAATACCAAGAATCTGCCTACTGATGACGCTTTGGCTTCACGAGAGTTTGATAAGCGTGTCAAAGTTGCTGAATTGATGCTTAAAGAAGCTGATATTCAGAACAAGGCTAAGATTGTTGAAAAACAGATGACTAGAGCATGAATCCAGAACTAGAACGCTACTACTCCGAGAGATTTTCCATGATGTCCACTCAAGGGTGGGTAGATTTAATGGAAGATGTTGACAAAATGATTGAACCTTTGAATAATATCTCAACAATTGCAGACGAAAAAAGTCTACAATTCAGAAAAGGTGAGTATTCAATCCTTATTTGGCTGAAAAACTTGAAACAAGTCAGCGAAAGAGCATTTGAGGACTTAAATGAGAAGAATGTATGAATTTGCCTGTATAAACGGGCATAAGACAGAGAGATTTGTTGATTATGAGTTAACAAGTCTTGTGTGTGATTGTGGTGAGGAAACTCATCGCATTTTATCTGCACCAGCTTTTAAGCTAGAAGGGTGGTCTGGAGCGTTTCCATCATCGCATGGAAGGTTCGAGAAAAGCCACTTAGAT